ACAAACAATCAGTTGTAAAATTTCTGTGAGGAGCCGTAGGCGACGAGAGTGAGCCGTCCTCGCGTCAGCGAGGCTTGAGGCGAACGGCTCTCGCACCTCGAAACGCTTTAGGTCTCGCATCCTTGGGTCGACAAGGGGTAAGGCAGGTTACACACACGATTATAAACCATAAAAAATTTATTTTTTTTTTCAAACCCATTAGTTCCACAGACATATACCCTAGGCTACAGTATTACCCTAGGGTACTTCTGTGCAATAACTTCTGTGCAAAAAATTTTAGAATTCCACGATATGGTCAAGTCGTCGCATGATGGCTGCCGTATCTTTTTGCTCGTAGAACCAATCCTCCGGATTAATGTTCGACGTTAAGAAGATTGTACGCGGGTTCCATTGTGTCTCACCGTTCTTAATATTGACAGTGCATGGGTATCTGTCCAGCAATTGAAGTAGAATTTGACGAGGTACGCAGTTAGGTTCGAAATCATCAATCAGCACACATGGAGCGTTCGAATAACCAATGAGAAAGCCGTTGGCGAACTTGACGGAGTCCATCTCTGGACCTCCTTCGTCCCACGCCCGCTTTGTTTTGCCCGTGCCTGCTGCACCCCAAAACACCCAGACTTCTGTCTTCCACCTCCGCTTGGGCTGTAAAATCGCCCTATAACGCTCGAGTCTTCGACCGTATTGACACCACAACGCCGGGTTCTCCTCGGCCAATTTCTGCTCCGAGATACCTTTCTTGACGCCCTCCATCATATCCGCGATGTCCATGCGCGCACCCTGCTTCGGCTTCTCGCCGAACTCCACCAACACACCTTTGGTTGCCTTAGAGCAATAGTCGTCGTTATCACGTAAACTTCCGTCGCAATCCTTGACATGACACTTCATGAGTAGATTTGCTACCTTCTTAGTCGACGCGGTAGCGTATTTGAAATATATAAATCCCTGATGATGCGGACGCTTCGTCTTAGGGCATAACTCCTTACCATACGCAATGTATCTGGCCTTGCCAGCATCTATCAAGGCTTGATAATCCATGTCCATATGCTTAAAATTGGTGAAACACCATAGTCGAGTTCTTTTAGGCATGCTTTGCTGTCTAGAGAGAAAAAAAATTCTGTAGAATTCTAAAAAATTAAAATGTTGGTATTTAAATAAAAAAAAATGCCGCGAAGAAGATTCCGAAAATCTTCCCGAAAAAAACGTGGCCGAAGAAATTTCCGAAGAAAGTTCCGCAAAAGACGAAAATCTCAGATTTATCGCCAGCCTTTTGGAAAAACGAAATGTTTGCAACACCGATATGTCGAGACCAGCCTTGTGCTTGCGAGTGCGGGTGTTGGACTCCCAGCTACGCATAACTTCTTAGCTAACTCAGCTTACGACCCCGACGGTACGCTCGGTGGCCATCAACCTTATGGCTTCGACCAGATGACTAACTTCTACCATCATTATACTGTAATCGGCTGTAAAGCCCTCGTAAAAATCCGTCAGAACACAAATACAACAAGTATCGTAATGCTCGCAGTCGATGCTGGGGCTACTGCGTTTGCTGACCTCGTCGCCGTACGCACTCGTATCGAGGCAGGCGGCTGTAAAAAGATTATTATAAATGGTGCTAACCAAGTGCAACGCACACGTACGATGTCTATCCGTATTAATCCTAATAAATTCCTTGGTATCGGAAATCCGATGTCCTCCAGTATTGTAAGAGGCACGACCGGAGGTCTTGGCGTGGGTTCATCTCCTACAGAACTGGCATATCTTAAACTAGTAGTGGCTCCTATTGAAGCAGCTTTAGCTGGCATCACATGTACAATTACGCTAGACTACACAATCGTGTACTCAGAACCAAAAATAGGTGTTCCGTCGTAACAACACACATGTAACAAATCAACGAATCAGACACACACACACAAACAATCAGTTGTAAAATTTCTGTGAGGAGCCGTAGGCGACGAGAGTGAGCCGTCCTCGCGTCAGCGAGGCTTGAGGCGAACGGCTCTCGCACCTC